CCATCAGCTAAACCTGATGATCTTCCAGAAGTATTACCTGTAAACTTAGTAGCAGTAACTACACCAGCAACTATATTATTTCCACTATAAACACTACTTGCAGAACCAGTCACATCTCCAACCATAGCACTGGTTGTAACTATACCAACATCTAAGTTAGCTGTGGTGGTGCTCAGTCCAGTCACAGTACCAGTAACATCACCAATAAGAGTAGTAGCAGTAACCACACCACTCACTTGAATAGTGGATGCTGTAACTATTCCTATTGGTTGTATTAATTGTGCCTTGGTCTGACTCATAGCTTTTTAGTTATTTATCTGTTTGTTAATCACTTTGTTTTAGTCTCATTTGAGTAGCTGCTTGTCCAGCCATCCCATGAATTTTTTGACTCCAATCAGTGCCAGGTATTTGAGTGGGTGATGATCTATGTACACCTACATTACTTAGTCCCAGATTTCCTTTTCTTTCACTATCATTCCTTCCCCATACCCACATTGTTCCATCAGTTTTTGTTGCAGTCATTATTTCTGACCCAACACTAATTGTAGACCAATTAGTACCAGGTACTTGAACTGGTGATGATCGTGATATTCTATCATTTTGTCCTAATTGTCCATAATTATCATTTCTTCCCCATGTCCATAATGTTCCATCTTGTTTAATTGCACCTGTATTAGAAGGAGTTGTTGATATTTTACTTTGATCTTGTCCCCAATTAGTACCAGGTATTTGAACCATTGATAAAGATTGATTATTCTCGTTTTTACCACCTTGTCCATTATCACCTGGACCCCACATCCATAATGTGCCATCCTCATTCATAGCCATACGTGGAACTACTGCAACCCATCCTGTTGCTCTTCCGCCAGTGCCTGGATTACCTGCCATTTGAACTGGTGATGAAAACATCTCTTCCCCTTGTCCACTAGGTATATTAGGTCTTAGACCTAACCTTCCCTGTTGATTATATCCCCATGCCCATAGGCTTTTATCACTTTTAATTCCAAAACTAGAATAACCATCACTACTAATTTGTTGCCAATCACCAAGTAGTAATACTGGTGATGAAAAACTTGTTCTATTATTGAGTCCTAATTGTCCACGATTATTATATCCCCAACAACGAGTTGTTCCATCAGTTCTATGTGCAAAAGATGCAACATATTGTCCCTGTGATTTCCAAAGTCCACTCCATTGACTTGATGTAGATGGTAATTGAGTTGGTGATGATCTTGCTATTGTATCATTATGTCCTAATGAACCATAACTACCATTTCCCCATGTCCATAATGTATTATCATTTTTCAAAGCAAAAGCTGCATTAGAAAAAGTAACTTCAGACCAATTAGTAGCAGTACCTACTTGAACTGGTGAAGATCTATCAGTTGGTGCTCCTGCATTGTTTTGCCCTAATGAACCTGCATATCCATATGATCCAGCTGTATTTGTATTGGAACCCCAAGTAAACAATGTATTAGTATCAGGATCTGAATCAACTTCCTCATAACCAAACCAAATAGTACCACCAGTAGCAGTAGTAAGATGAAAAACTTGAGCTGCTGCAGTTCTAGTATTAGTATCCTGTAAGGTAGGAGCAGTTGCACCATTCCACTTTATACCAGCAGGCCAAGTAATAGTCTTATCAGTAAGAGTTCTTATAATAGTAACATCATCTGCTGTTTTTACATTAGAAAATGCTATAGTAGTATCATTACTATGAGTTAGATATATTATATTTCCACTATTTAAATTAATAGTTGTAGTTCCTGATTGTGCTGTTACATCTTGTTTAGCATAAGCAGGAGAACTAGCTCCAGTCAAATTGCTACCATCTCCATAAAAAGTAGTAGCAGTGACACTACCAGCATTTAAATTCTTAGCAGCAGATATACCAGCAGCATTACCTGGTGTATTACCTATAAATTGACTAGCAGTAAGTGTGCCAAGATTTAGATTAGTATCATCTGAAATAGCACTTACACTACCAGTTGCATTTCCAATAAACTTTGTACCAGTAAGTGTACCCATATTCAAGTTGGTATCATCTGCAATATCACTTACAGTACCTGGTGTATTTCCTACAAACTTTGAAGCAGTAAATGTACTAGCAGCTACATTGACATCATCTGCCATCTTAGTTGCACTACCAGGAGTATTACCAATAAACTTTGTACCAGTAAATGTACCAACAGTTAAATTAGTACCACTTTTTAGATCAGCTGCAGTACCAGGAGTATTACCTATAAACTCAGTTCCAGTAAATGTTGCTACATTTATATTAGTATCATCAGCAAGTCCTGTAACACTACCATTAGCATTACCTATAAACTTAGTAGCAGTTATTATTCCTACATTTATATTAGTATCATCTGCTAAATCAGTTACACTGCCAGTTGTATTACCTTCAAACTTAGTAGCAGTTATTATTCCTACATTTATATTAGTATCATCAGCAAGATCTACTACTGTGCCAGTAGAATTACCAAGAAACTTAGTTGCTGTAACTATACCTGTCTGTATATTAGGAGTTCCACTTAGACCAGATGATAAACCAGTAAAGTTACCACGGAAACCAGTAGAAGTAACTATACCTAAATTTAAATTAGATGTAGTAGTAGTTAATCCAGTAGCATTTCCTAATAAATCACCCACAAATGTAGCTGTCATCACACCAACAGTTATATTTGCTCCTTGAGCAAGACTGCTAGCTGTTCCAGTCACATCTCCAATAAATCTAGTAGCAGTAATTATACCCGCAGTAATATTAAGTGTAGTAGCAGCTAGTCCTGTTGCAGATCCTTGAACTTGTCCTACAAATCCACCAGTAGCAGTTGTTATTCCTGTGGCATTAACACCATCAACATCTAATGGACCTTGTGGATCAACTAATTGGGCTTTTGGTTCTAATGGCATTATAAATCTATAATACAACTTGCTCTTTTTATTTATATCTGTTATAATACTATCAAAAAAGATATGATTATACTTACTGGAAATGAGGGTTTTATAGGAAAAAAATTCCTAGAAAAATTAACAGGCAAAGATATATTTAAAGTTGAAAAAAATAATAGCTGGCATTTCAGACAAAGTTTTAATGAGTGGCACAACGTAGAACTCATACTACATCAAGGTGCTATCTCTGACACTACATGCACCAACCTTCAAGCATTCCATCACTTTAATGTAGAGTTTACTGAATGGATATGTCAAAAAGCAATCAAGCATCAAATACCAATCAAGTATGCATCATCAGCATCTGTCTATGGTAATACATCAGATATAATCAATCCTCTTAACTACTATGCTATAACCAAAGTCATTGGAGACTATTGGGTACAAGACCACATGGATGAGTTTAAATTAGTCCAAGGGTTCAGATACTTTAATGTCTATGGTAATGGTGAAGAACATAAGGAAGACCAAGCAAGTCCTGTATCTAAATTCACTAAACAAATCAAAGACACAGGAACACTTAAATTATTTGAAGGATCTGATAAGTTCCTTAGAGACTTTGTATGTGTAGATGATGTTGTAGATATAGTTCTGAATAATAATAAACCATCAGGTATCTATGATCTAGGCACAAGCAATCCCACCAGTTTCCAAGAAGTAGGAGAACTAGTAGCAGAGAAATATAATGGCACAATAGAGTATATCCCATTTCCAGAGCACTTAGAAGGTAAGTATCAAACCTACACTTGTGCTAAAAAGGAATGGGATTATAAATTTAAAACTGTTAAAGAGTATCTCCAGGTATAACTCTGTTACTATCCTCATCAAAGTGTTGTGTAGAGAACTCAAATAACTCTGAGTCTTCCTGTGCAACCATTTGATGACGTAATCCTCTATAGATATGGAACTTATCACCTGGCTCCAGCAGTAGGGTCTTAGCATCCTCTAGGGAGTCTGTATCACCATAGAATAAAAGAATACTACCTGACTGCAGATAGAATGTCTCATCTTTTATTTTATGGTAATGCCAAGAGCATCTCTTACCCTTATTAAAGAACAACAACTTACCGCAATACTCATCAGTATTGACTATCCACTTCTCATATCCCCATCCTTTGGGAACGTGCTTAATCTTTGAAGAAGTCATCACAATTTATACCTTTATCATCAATGAATAAGTCTGCATGAGGTTTTCCCATAATTAACTCATGGTATTTACATCCCCATATATCTAGCTGCATTAGAGTGAGGGGTTTCAACACCTCTTCTGCTTTCTTACCTGCTTCTTCATGAGGTAAGTCACTATTCCTACCCATAGCACGAGCAGTAAAGTATGTAATATGATGTCCCTCATCATATAGTTTATTCACATGTGCTATCCTTTCTTTATTGGGTGTAGCACCTTCATACTGACAACTCTTACATGTACCAGGTGTACATATAGTTCCATCTATATCAATGCAGTATCTCATTTATATCCTCCTCTGTTAATACATATGTTCCTGTGTGCGATACAGCAATTGCTGCTGCCTTATTAGCAAAAGGTATTGCTTCCTCTATACTATTATATTTTAAGTATCCATAAGTAAGTGCTGCTAGAAATGTATCTCCTGCACCTACCACATCAAACACCTTCACCTTCTCTGCTGGATATAACTTACCTTTATACTCTGTGCCTTTACCACCTTTAGTTACAATAACATTATCAGTCTTAGTTTCTAAGTTATCATACTCAAGATCATTTACTTTAATAAAACATTTATCTGGTAGGTTTCTCTTCTTACTATCAACAATGACTGGACCATCAAACCAATTCACTAACTCAAACAACTTGTCCTGTGTTATATAACCTTTATCATAATCAGATATGACCATAATATCATACCAATCTTCAGGAGGAACCTTATGATGTAGTTTGTGATATGCAGACCTATCATCGATAAATGGTTCTTTATATGGTAAAGGAATTATCTCTGGTTCATTATCTACTCTAAGTATCTGCTGATTAGATTTCTCATCAATATATCTAGTCTTGGTTATTTCCTCTTCATTAGTCAACATAAAGACAGACAATCCAAATGCTGTTAGATTATTATATACATTCCATGCCATACCATTAGTTTTATCTTCTCTCTTAGGTTCTAATATAGGAACAGGTGCTTCTGGGTTTAGTCTCTTGACATCCCCATAAACATACACATCTGTGCAACTATCA